TGCGGGTCTTGCGGGTCTTGCGGGGTTGCCCTGGTCAAGGGTAGGGTCAGTGCTTCAAAATGCAACATGTGCGCAAGTGCTAAGGTTCAAGGGTACAAAAAGAAAACACCGCGCAAGCTATAGCTTGCGCGGTGTTTCAAACTGGGATTAAACTTGGGGTGCTATCAATTCTGAAACGATACCGATCAAGTGATCCATGGCAGCATCAGGATCGGTAGGATCGGGAAATTGTTGAACCTGCCCCTGATAGATCGCAAGCGCACAATGGGCAGATTCTGGAATAGCATCAAAGTGAACCTGAAATAGTTCACCAAGTTCACAACCCAGATCAACGGCATCAATGTATACCGTTGAATCTGGTGCAACTTCCCCAAGGGGTACACGCTGTGCAAGTGCCATTGTGAACGCGTTTATTGCTTCATACATGGCACTAGGTGAACCTTGCAGGTACATTACAGAATCACACTGTTCCAGTGCGTTTCCTGCCACACGTTCACGTTCACTTGGTTCCAAGTGCGCTAGCACGTGATCACGATGTTTATACAGTTGTTCGCATAAGTTGTATATGCTATCGATATCCATTTGTTCTATTCCTATGGTTCAAGTGTTTCGACACATGCGAAGGGCAGCGTGCTATGCTGGCACGCTGCCCACAGGTTCAAGGTTTCAGGTACTTTCCAAGTGCCATGATAAACGCTATTGCACCTATCAAGGTGCTGATCAACGTGCCTATGGCAAGTGCTATGCCGATGCACCGGTAGAACAGCATCGGCATCATGCAATGCCTTGCCTATTCCGTTCAAATCGGATTGCACTATTTACCCTTGCGGATACACATTGCAAGGCATCGATTTGTTGTAGCGCGAAATTTGGAAACCCTTCTAGCTGGTTCAAAGTTGCGATTGCACGGCATAGTTCACGATCACACTGTTCAAGTAGTTCAATAGTACCCATAGTGTGCTATTCCTATAGTAAACCCCCCAGTGGGGTACACTGGGGGGTTGTGTGCTTCGGTTTACTTCGTGGGCTTGGATACCGTGATCAAGCCACCATGCATAAGCGTTACGGCATCTTCACCGATGCGCCATTTTACCGGTTCACCATTGGCGTGTTTGCATTGGCGTTCGCGCCCGTTTTCCTTAAGGTACCGCGCAACGGTTTGGTTCACATGGGTGGTAAGGGCCGCATGTTCGCTGATACCGTTGGCGATACCGCTGATCGTTGCGGCGCGAATGTGCCAGCGTACGCTTATACCATGCTGTACCTTGCATTTCAGGCCTACGATCACACCCTTTGAAAGTGCTTCGGCATCTTGTTTGCCTTGTTCCGTTAAACCATAAACCGTTCCATGGTTCATGGCATCATCATCCGGCCTACCCACCCTGGGCGCAGGGGCAGGGGCAGGGGCAGTTTTTGCCACCTTAGCAGGGGCAGTTTTTGCCACCTTAGCAGGGGCAATTTTTGCCACCTTAGCAGGGGCAATTTTCTTGATTGCATCTTTAGCTTTGGTTCCCATGTTCTGGTTTCCTTTTTGGTTTGTTTCGCCTAACCCTTAGCACTTGCTAAGTTCATGTTCAAAGTATAGCACATGTATTCTGGAATTGCAATAGGGGAATACATATTTTTTCGTATCAATTTGGAACCATTTTCATCGATTATCATGTGCTAAGGTACTTTGTGGTGTAAAGCACTGATAGTTTGTACAGTGGTATGGCTGTACTATTGTTGTGCGGTACGACTGTACTAGTAGACTAGTTCGCTATTTATGACAGTGACTTAGGACCGTTGGTTCGAGGAGCTTCGACTAGACTAGCTAACTAGAACACTAGCACACTAGTACAGTAGTACACGACCCACCCACTGACCTAGTATACTACTGTACTACGGTACTAGTACACTAGCACACGACCGCCCGGCAAGACTACATAACTACTGTACTAGGGTACTAGTACACTAGGGCACTAGTAAACCACTGTACTACCACACTAGTACACTACCATACTACTGTACTACGGTACTAGTACACTACCATACTACTGTACTACGGTACTAGTACACTAGCCAACTAGTACACGACCCACCCACTGTACTACTGTACTAGTATACTACTGTACTACCACACTAGTACAGTAGTACACTAGTCTACTAGTCTACTAGTCTTGTGCGCGACCGCTGTTCTACTGTACTACGGTACTAGTACAGTAGGGTACTAGTGTACTAGTCTACTAGTCTTGTGCGCGACTACACAACTAGTACAGTGGTCGCACCCGGAACCTACTGTACTACGGTACTAGTACACCATAGATGTGGATGGATAGTGTTGCTGCTGTACTACGGTACTAGTACACTGCTGTTCTAGGTAAGTACATAGATAGTACAGCGGTCGCCGAGGGTCCCTAGCTTGTGGGCGCGGGACATTTTTGAAATTGTCTTCTCACTCAATGAGGAATTCGCCTGATGCAAGTGCTAAGGCCGGAGGATGGGAACCGGGGCCGGATTGTCTGGATGTTCTGGGGAGGAACGGCGCGCTGGCCGGAGCGTCTAAAAGACCTTAGCAAGGAGTATGCCAAAAGACAAAAATTTAGTGCGAGTAAAAATCCGGCAGAATCAATAAAGAGCAGCAACTTTCATGCCACCCAATTTTAACGAGCTCATACAATGCCCAAAAATTTAGTTGCTATATCATCTATTGATTAATCCAAGGTGTACGGGGGTTACACTGGGTTACACTCTCCCATGCGCTAAGTGTAACCGTAAACTCCGTTAAATTCTATAATGTTTTTGCTGTTTTTGACAAAAAGGTTACACTGGTTACACTCCTTTCGGCCAAATTTCAATTTTCATTTTTTTGAAATCTCAAAAACAAGTGTAACCAGTGTAACCCTCACGGCTTAAGGTACTGGGGGAAACCAACTTGACGGGTTACACTTAGCACTTAGGAGAGTGTAACCTAGTGTAACCGGCAAATTTTTCCCTTGATATTCTATCAGTAGTTTTCCCCCCCAGAACAGCAGGACCAGCTTTTATAAGAGCCACAAATCATTAAACTTACGCTATTATAGAAAATAACCATTCCCGGAGTGTACATTTTTGAACGGTTACACTGCTCAATCTCCTAACTTTAGTTCAGCTTACCAAATTAATAGAATTTATCACTTGCCCCCGAACCAATGACCTGCTAAATTCAATTATTCATGTAAGGTGAACAAAAGTATAGGACGGGTAAGTGCCCAAAACGCGCCGATTCCCAGAACCGTCTGCAACTAATTTTTCTCGTTACAAATCTTAATAGAGTTTCCGACCCGAAAATGCCACGATTCTGCTCCACATCGAACCTGTTTACAGCGAGAACATTATGTGCTACACTGCGTTTGCAATTGAATCAAGCAGGTTACCCGCCCCGATTGAGGCGGTTACCATAGGCTCATGCTGCCCCCGGTTCCCAAACTCACGCAGCGCCCCTCCCCCGGTTTCGGTTTCGCCACCTTCAAGTGGGGGAGGGGATACAAAATTTAATATCGTGATGACTGCTTCATCCCCCATGCTCTTCGATAAGCCGCCTTGCGCACGATCCTGGGAGAGAAAGTAGGCGGAAGTCACTAATGGAGCGCGTGTACTGCGGAGGTACACGATTGGCGCAACACGGTCCGCAGCCGTAGAACGTCCCGCGTTGGTGTGGAAACACTGGGTAAGGCCAGACATACCTCCAGCGGCGTTGAAGCCGATAACGCTCATATACTTTTGGTTCTGTTTCCGGCGGCTCAACTTCCATAACAGACCCGCCACGGTTCCTAGCTCGTCGGTGTGCTTTCGGCTGTGGCGTCAAAATTTGAATCGAGTTTAGTGGTGCCAGAAATCTTCGCGAGCGCGGACGACTGGCTGGGTGCTCACCGTGGGTCTCGCGGCCCCAAAAGTACCTTGGTGAACCGGATCGTATCCGGGGCGACCGCCACGCTTAAGACATTCGCCATAAGTCCATACTCCACGTGGACGAGTACCGATATCCCAGTGTCGGTAGGCGAATCAATCTTGTGCCCCGCTTGGAAGATGATGACGGGTTTCATAGCGACCCGGCGCGGTTGTCTCAGGTTGGGCACAACCAATTTTCGGTCTTTTGTCATAAGCCACATGCCCCCAAGCCCAGTGGTGTGACGAAGAGGACCGACAGTGCCGGATACTACGGACGTCCGGCCCTGCTTTTCGGTATGGTCACCTGTCGTGACTACCGTAGTGCCAAAGATGCCCGGTGAGAGTTTGATTTGACCGTTCTCTCACCGGGCTTCTTGCTTTTCGGCCCGATCTATGGCATTCTACCCCCAGAACCCCGGTCCAGAAACCATTCTGTGAGGATTGCCATGAAAAACCTGTATAACCAGCCCCGCAAGCCGGTAAATCGTCTTCTAAGCCCCCTGGAGACTCGGTTTGTTGCCGCCTTCATCGAAGAATTGGACTTCAAGCGCGCCTGTGACAAGTCTCAGGTGTCCCCGACCGCGGGACGGAAGTTCATGGCCGACCCCGCCGTGCGCACGGTCATCGGGGACAAGGTGGGTAAGATTCTCGAAGAAACGACCATCAACTCCAGCCGGGTGGCCGAAGAGCTTGCGGTGCTCGCTTTCTCGAACATCTTCAACATTATCGAGGTGTGCCCTGACGGACAGAACATTCTGTTGAAGGACATTTCCACCCTTACGCCGACTATTCAGGCGTGCGTGAAGGAAGTGTCTGTAACCCCCACGAAGTTCGGCAACACGATCAAGGTGACCTTGCACGACAAGATGCCTGCGCTCAAGCAGTTGGCGGCAATTACCAAACTGGGTTCCGTCGACCAGGACCGCTCCGAGGATAAGGAGTACAGCAAGGCCAGTACCGACCAGTTGCGCAGCATTATCGACCGCGTCCGGGCCAACGGTACCGACGGCAATGTTGTCCCGTTTCTTCGTATAGACAGGGAAGAGCGTGACGAGTAGCCTCGCCGTAAGAAACACCACGGAATTGGCTCTTCCGGAGACGGAGGAGGAAATTCAGCATCTCATCGCGACTATCAAGTACCGTTGGGAGCTGAATTGTCGTGAAGAGCAGGTTCCCCCCTACGATCAAGACTGGTGGGACACGTGGCTTTACCTTGGAGGGCGAGGAACGGGCAAAACACGGTCCGGCGCCGAGTTTGTTCGTGAACGAGTGATGAATCAGGGCGCTCGACGCATCCATTTGATTGCCCCCACGGCAGCAGACTGTCGTGACGTTATGGTTGAGGGCGATTCTGGACTTTTGAGCGTTTTTCCACCGGACGAGCGCCCTGTTTACATTGCATCGAAGAGAAAAATCACCTTTGACAGCGGCGCGGTGGCGCTGTTGTTCAGTGCCGACGAACCGGAACGCCTTCGTGGTCCCCAGTGCGACACCATGTGGATGGACGAGCCGGCGTCGTGGAGAAGACCAGAAGCGTATGACATGGCTTGTTTTGGTCACCGTCTTGGCGTGGGTTACGGGGTTAAACCGCTTGCGGCCGTGACCGGAACACCAAAACCGGTGAAACTCATCAAAGATTTGGTTAATGCGAGCCAGGAGGGTGAGAAACCGGACAAAACGGTCTACTTGTCACGCGGATCGATGCTGCGCAACGCCGCGAACCTCGCACCGTCGTTCATAAAGAAGATTATGGACACGTACAAGGGCACTCGGCTCGGTGCGCAGGAAATTTACGCCAAAATACTGGGCGACAACCCGAATGCGCTGTGGAGCATCTCGGATATTGACAAATTCCGGTATCGCGGCCCCCTGAGCAATCTCCAGTTCAAAAAAGTCATTATTTCGCTTGATCCTGCGGTCCGTGGCAAGGATAAGTCCGATGACGCCGGAATTATCGTCCTCGGGCTGGATATGGACGGAAAAGTCGCTGTTATTGCCGATGAGACCGTTTGTGGCAAGCCCGCGGTCTGGTCGAAGGCGGCAGTGAAGGCCATGCACACCTATGGCGCGTCTTACATCCTGTATGAAGAGAATCAGGGTGGAGAGATGGTGTATGAGACACTAGCCAAGCATGACCCCCTCACACCGACAAAAGCAGTCTTCGCGAGTGATGGTAAAATAGTTCGTGCGGAGCCGATCACTTTATTGTATGATAGGGGCCTCATATACCACGTGAACGTTTTACCAATGTTGGAGCAGGAAATGACAGAGTGGGACACACTCGATCCGAAACAACCAAGCCCGAACCGTGTAGACGCATTGGTCCACGGGTGCGTAGAGCTTACAAAAGCGTCAACGACGTGGATAAAAGGAGGAGCAGATGTTCGACCTTCTCGGCGGTAAACGGCGGAAGAAACTCGAAAGTGAAGTGGAGAGGTTAAAACTCGCCATCCAGCATTTCGAGTTTGACCCGTCTACAGGGATTGACAGCAATTCTCCCTCGGTGTACCGTGGCAATACCTATATTGGTGACGTTGACATGATAGCCGCCGTTGACAAAGCCTACAACGGAAGGTCTGACTGGGGCGTCAACCTTGTTAAGGCCGTCGTAGAGATTCGTGCGGCCATGATCGGCGGTGCGGGTATCGAGGTAGGACTCACCGAAGGATTCAAGGGCGATGCAGACAAAGAACTTAAGTTCATAAAGGAGTTTATGGACTATAATTCTTTCGACCCGGAGACTCAAGTGTCCTGGGCCGTTGAAGGCGGCATCGAGGGCAGAGCGCTCTTCATGCTTGAATCCCGTCAAGATAAGATAGACGGTAAGCCTGTCAAGGCTATCAAATCGACGTTTATCCCGAAGCGCAGCGGGTCGAATGCGGGTAGCTACGACGTAAAGACGAATCCACTGGATTACTCCGACCTGACGCTTGTTGAAGTCCGCCCGGCCAACGGCGCTCCCCCCAGATTCCTCAAACCTGGAGAATTCGTCTATAAGAAGTTTGGTGGGCGTGTTTCACAGGTTAACTGCTCAACGCCCATTGTGGGCCATGTCATGCCTCAGATTGAGGCTATTGACCATGCCCTGCGTGATTGGCGCGAGATTAACAATCTGTATGCCCAGCCGACACCAACGGTCGAGTGTGTCAATGCTGCTGATGCAGAGACTCAGTATACTTTGATGACCGATGTCATCAAATGGAAGATTGGTCATCTTCTGGTTGTTGGTGGTGGCACGTTCAAAATGGTGGGACCTGAAATCGATGGGGTCGTATCTCTTCTTGATGAAGTCACGATGAACCTGAAAATGGTTTCAGGGACCACGGGCATCCCGCCCCACTTTCTCGGATTCCCCGACCTCATGCAGAACCGGGCAACCGCTGACAGTCTTACCGAGGTCATGTTTGCCGCCACGGCCCGTGAACGTCTGGCGTGGATTTCTCTGTATACCGACATGTTCCGAAAGGCCATTGAGCTCAATAACAAAACCAATGGTACCTCGATGAACCCGAAGGCCGTTACCGCTCTGCTGCCTGAGAACGCTCAGACACGTTTGCGCCAGCTTGTGGATATCTGGCTCCCGGTGTATGAGGCCAAGGCGCTCACTCGCAAGTCGTTCCTTAACCGTGTTCCCGGCATTGATGCAGAGAAGGAAAGCGGAGAAGTGATGAAGGCCATTCAGGCCGGTGAGTACGACGGCGTAAAGCCAATGGAAGGAAACGGACAGCTTGGAACGCGAAAGCCCGGCAAGGGTAGCCCTGACCCAGACAATACCCGAACCAAGACCCAACTTGAAAAGCGCACAGGCGGTGCCGGAAGGAACGCAAAATGAAGACTGTTTTGAAGCTCTCTCTTCAATACCTTCAGGAACAGGAGTTCGATTCTTCTGTTATTCCCCCCGACGTTGTGGAAAGACTCAAAGCCTCGGGCGATAGCAACCCCGAGTTTCGTGTCTACTGCGTTTCCCACGAGGGGGATGTCAAAGGAAAAATTGTTGGCAAGGGGTCTGTTGCTACCCGGTACGCCCGTGATATTATCACGAAGTTGAATGACACGCTAAAGGCTGGAGTCAAGGCGTTCATGGGCCATGGCAAGGACAACAGCCACGAAGGACGAGAGACTATCGGTGAAGTCGTCGCCTCTTTCGTTAAGGAAGTCGGCGGAAAGTTGAATCAGTTCGCCGCAGTCTATATCAAGCCCGCATATCGTCAGTTAAAATTAGATGTAGCATCTCTTGAAACTGACGTTCAATGTGAATATGATGGGAGTGGTACGTTCAACGTCATGGACGTTGAGCCAATAACGGGGCTGGCACTAGGTGACAGCGCCAAGGATAGTCCTGGATTTAAGAATGCCACGCTGAGAGCGCAGGTGCAATACTTCCTGGACGAAAACAAGGAAACAGGCATGACACTGGAAGAATTGAAGGCCGCAATTCGCGAGGGAAGGTTTAAGCCCTCTGACCTATTCACCAAGAAAGACCTTCAAGGTGATGAAGTCGTGGATACTCTTATGAAGAGTCATTCGCAGAAGGAGTTTGAACACCGAACCTCCGTACAGGAGAAGCTCGACACGGTAACCAAGGAATTGGAAACCGTGAAAGCCAGCTTTGAGAGTGTCTCAGGCGCGCACAAGGAACTGTCGAGCAAAATGTCCAAGACCCTTGTTAAGGAACACTCCTCCGCCTTGGTGAAGGAGAACAAGTACAACGACAAAATGGCAAAGTTCATCGAGGCCGAACTGGAGTCCTTCGACCCAGGCGAGTTCAAAGATGAAAAGAGCCTCAAGGCCATCCTTGGTGAGCAGGTCACCAAACTTGCTGACAAGTACAAGACCGTTGCCGAAATCTTGGGCGTAAAACTTGATGACAACAAGACACCCGTGGCCGGTGACGACAACCCCGACTCCGGTTCCGTGGATTACACGGACCCCAAACAAAACGACTTTATTGGGTAGCAATACCCTGGGAGACTAACCCATGTCACTTATCGACCCGAGCGCTTCGGGACTACAGCTTCGCTGTGCTCTCGAGGAGTGTCAGGCGATTGACGTACCCAATGTGACGACCACGGTCGTTGCGGGTCAGATGGGGCGTGTAGGCAACATGCCTGTCATCTACGTCACGAGCCTTGAGAACAGTCTGTCCGATTATGTGGCAGCGCTGTTTTACGCTCCGAAGATCCTCGTACCCTGTGCCGCCGTGGCATCGGGCACCTATACGAGGGGAGCAGTCGTGTACCATGACCTTGCTGACGGGGAAGTGAACCTTTCGTCCACCGGCAACAAGCTCTGCGGTATCGTGCTCGTACAACCCGAAACCGGTGATGAGCAGGTTCTCATTGCCTTTGACGGCCGCATGGCCCTGTAAGGAGAGTATTCATGCGAAGCAATATGATCATCTCTCCGAAGAATTGGGCCAAGGTTGACATTTCCAACCCTGAGCATCGCCGGAAGGTCATGGGTGCTGTCCAGCACTTCATGGTCGAAAACGAGAATGCCATGATGCGTTCCTCGGGCGATCTTACGGCGGATGTCAATACCATCTCTGCCGCGCTCCGTGAGCGTTTCAGCGGTCAGGCTCAGAACTTCGGCGCCGACCAGTTCCCCGATGCCGTTCTCCAGATCATCAAGACGTTCCAGCAGGTCCCCAGTACTGCGGGCAACTGGACCGAGTTCTTCGAGATTCTGGATTACACCGGAACCAACGACAATGGTTTCAGTATCGCGGATATCGCCCTCGGTCTGTCGTTCAAAGAAGTGCCCATCGGTCAGAAGGCCGACCTCTACGGGTTCAAGGGTCAGAAAGCCTCGGTCACGTTCCAGCGCTTCGGCGGTGGTATGGGCTGGGACCGTACCCTCTTTGACGACCGTCAGTTCCTCACCCTGGACATGATTGCGCGCGAGTTCACGCTCAAGGCGCTCAATCACAAGAATGACCTCGCGTTCAGCCTGCTGAATGCAATGACCCTTGGCGGCTCTGCGGCCGCGTCTGTCACGGATATTACGTGGCAGGCGGTTGTTCCCTCGGGCCTCGCTTCCACGGACCCGAACTACACGGCTATCCGTGACATGGAGACCATCTCCAAAGCGGCGTCCACCCTCATCGCACAGTTGAAGGGTAAGGGCTATGGCGTAACGGAGTCCACTCAGCTCACGCTGATGTTCCCCGTCGAACTCCGTACCCGTATTCTTCGTGCCCTCGGCATTCTGAACGCCGGTATCTCCGGGACGTTCCAGAGTGTCATGTGGAACATCAAGCCGGTTATGACCACGGACCTCACGGTGAAGACCGAGTGGCTCATGGGACTTCCCGGCCAGAAGAACCTCTGGGCCAACCGCATGAATCTCACGGTGTTCGATAAGTTCGACCCGTCCTCGTACTCCGACGCGGCCTATGGCTGGATGCGTTACGCGGGTGCGATTGGCGACTTCGATCAGTTCGTTGTCGGCAAAACTTCCTAAGCGAGTGGAATAGCTCTCTACTCAATAACTGCCCCGGCATCCGAAAGGGTGCCGGGGCCAGGAGAATCCAATGAGCAAGAATCAGTATGATATCGACAAAAGTGGTCGTGGCCTTACGACTTCCGGTCTGTCAACGGCCCGGAAATACCACGAGCCTTTTGTGACCACGAATACGCTTGCCGATGAAGAGGCCATTCGGCAGGAGCAGGCTGAGGAAGCGCGCATTGCCGCAGAGAAAGCGGCCAAGGAAGAAGCAGACCGTATTGAAGCAGAGAAGGCCGAAGCTGAGATACTCGCCGCGCAGCAGCAGGAAGCCGACAAGCTCAACAAGTAATACAAAACTGGAGAAAACCCATGCTCACCACAAGTATGCTGGGACAAAAGAAGCCAGTTGAGGAAGTACAACCTGACATCCGTCAGGTTGTTCCTGCAATTGAGCGTCCCGTAGAACAGACTAAACATGAGGAAAAGGGCAGGGATATGCAGGGTATCCCTGAGAGGTTCAGGCCAGAGGCCGGTCCGAACTTCAACAACCGTATGCAAGCCATACAGAGAATTCAGGCGGTAGCGTCTGCCATGCAGAGCATGAACTTGTTTGACCTCCTGCATAAGGATGCTCTGGCGGACTGCCCTCGTGTCTGGATTATCGCGGGTGGCCCAAGCGCCAAGGGGTTTGACTTCTCCATACTCGAAGGAGAAGTGGTCATCGTATGCAATCGTTGCTACGAGATTCCGCAGGCATCCGCGGTCGTTTTCATGGACAGGCCCTTCGTGCGGTATGTCCTAGACAAGCAACTCCAGCCGAACCCCGAACTGTCTTTACGAACGTGGAAAAATTTCAAGGGTCCGAAAATCGCCGTTGCTCCCCCAGGAGCCGCCGTTTCTCAGGCGGATGATGACCCGTACTACTGCGTAGATTCCATTACGCGCACGGTAGATACTCAGTTGCCCATGCCGTGGTTCGGCCTCAATCACTGTGACAACAGTGGCGTCGCTGCCATGAAACTGGCGATTGGTCTGGGGGCGAAGGAAGTCCATCTGGTTGGGGTTGACCTGCATGAGGAATTACCCGGCAAGCAGTCGTGGCATCATGAGGGGTACCCCAAGATTAAAGAAACGGGCGGATATCCCCGCATGGTGGAGCGCTTTTCGGAGATTGCGCCCATCCTCAGCAATTCCGGAGTAAGGGTGTTTAACCACAGCCCCAAAAGTGCGGTAACGGTATACCCCCGAATCAATTTACCGACAGAACCTGTAGGTCGTAAAAAGCCTACGGTGATCGGTTTCTATACTGTGAACACGCCCTATGAACAAGAGATTAAGGGTATGGAGCACTCCATGCGCTTTTTCGGGTTTGACGTGAACACGGTCGGCGTTCCCAGTCGAAATTCATGGTCTGAGAACTGCTACTTCAAGCCGACGTTTATCCGAGAGATGATGGAGGCCAACCCGGACAAACAGCTCATATGGGCGGATGCCGATGCTCGTATGCGCCGGTACCCCACGGAGCTCATCCAGTTCCTTGAGTCCAACCGTGATTTCAGCATTGCGACGACCTTCGTGGATTGGCGTAAGGTAAACGAGAATATGGCTAATTCTCGCCCAACACCGTTGCCCGAGTGCTCCTCTGCCTTTATTGTCATCAACAATACTGTTGAGGCATACCGGATAATCAGCCGGTGGGAGATTCGCTGCAAGGAGGTCATGGAGAAGTTCAAGGCGGGTGGTCTGCGCGCCAAGGATGTCCCGGTGGATGACCGTTTGCTGGAAGAGCTCTATTACTCTCGAAAGAGTTACCGTAAGAAGTGGTACACGCTTCCCGTGGCCTACTCTCAGATATTTGACCTTGCGGCCAATGCCGGGGTGCCTGTGGTCGAACAGATGCAAGCCAGTCGCCGAAATAAGAAGTTCATCAATGAGCTCATGCCGCGTGAAAATGTGGCGGCTACCGAGGATGAATTTCTCACAGCAAAGATTGGCGAGGAGTACCGGGCGCACTGGCAGAATGGCATCATTTCGGAGACCCCGTCCTCCAAGCTGTTCAGAAAGCAGTGGACAAAATTCATTGGCGATAAAGAGCGTGTGCTGGATGTCGGGTGTGGCAACGGCGGTGTTGTGTCTGAAATCCGCAACTCTGGGCTGTTCATTCGTGGTGTTGACATAACGCTGGAAGGCGTCGTCAGGCATAACCCTGATGTTATAGAGAACATCATGAACGCGCCAGCATGGCTCATGCCGTACAATGACAAGCACTTCGACCACGTCGTGTGCATCGATGTCTTGCAGCATCTTCCTCTTTTGAAGATACACGATGCTCTTACAGAGATGTTTCGTGTGACCACAAAGCGTCTTACAGTAATCGTTTCTACCACGCCGTGTGAGCGAGAAGGATTTTGTTTACACCGCACAGTAAACCCGGTAGAATGGTGGCAACAGACCGTACTGGCGGCAGTCCCGCCAAACGAAAACTACGAGATTATTGTGATGAGCTCTGAGAGCTTCCTGAAGGATTTCAAGCCATGACCCTGATAGTGGACGAAGACCAGGCCGACACATACTTCGAGACGAGGCGTGACGCTGGGCCGTGGGACGCGGTCACTGAAACGGGCGGTAAGATTACAGAGCTTACCACGGCCCAGAACCAGCTCGAACTCTACTACACGCTTGACCCTGATAACGAGAAACACCGCAACGCCGTCTGCGAGCAAGCCTACTTTAACCTCCGCTACGGTGGCGGTATTGAAGACAGGCTTTCTCAAAGGGCGGTGGGTGTGGTCGGTGCCGGGCTTATCAAGGAAACCTTTGACCCCAAATCTCCTGTGAGGGTAGTCATCTGCCCCTACGCCATGGCGGCGCTCAGCGGCGTACTGATTAAGCCGAGCAACATGTTTTTCGGCTTCGTCAATATAGAGAGGGATGATGATGCGTAGACTCGCCAGCTACCCACGAACCCGCATTACTCTTTCCCATAAATACAGGGACGGTAACGGTAATGTCTTTGCCGAAGGAGATGAAGATGTAGACGTCGTCTTCATGGATGAGGTGAGGCACGTTACAGTGAATGGCTCTGACTTCTATTGCCAGTCATGGCTCCTTATGGAGGTGCCACCTTCTAACGAGTTCATGACTGTTAAGAAGGGCGGTCGCGAATTTACGATTGGCGGTTATCTGGAATTCAAGGAGTATGAACTGCTCCACTATCAGGTGTTCTTGCGTTGAACTTTGTACAGTCTACATTCTTCAAGCTGTTCCCGAAGACAATTGACTCAATTCTTCTTGGGTACAAGAACCGCATGACCTCCGCCTGTATCATGCTAATGCATGAGGCACAGGATGAAGAGCCAAGCACGCCCATTGATACCGGGGCGCTCGTAAGTTCCTACAGCGTATTTGTAGACAACGAATTGAAGGCTCTATCACCCTACAGGGGTGGGCTTGCCGAACCCATTCTCAGTCTACAAAATAATGATGAGGTAGGAAGGCGCGTTGTCGGCACGGTCACTGTAGGTAAAGACTATGCCATGAAGGTGCATGACCCAAAGAGTAATCTGAACTTTCAGCGCCCCGGTGCAGGACCTCTGTTCCTTGAGAGCAAGGTCAAGAAGCATCAAAAACTGTTTGACGAAATCGCCAAGGGATTCGCTGATGCTGCAAGGAGGCGGTCATGATCCAGAAGTTCACAGAGTATGTAGCCACGGCCCTTTCTCTCACACTCGGTCAGACCATATATTCCCGTAGATTTAAAACCTTTACGGGGACTGCCTGTTGCCTGTATGATGGTCGGTATAGTTCTACCAGCAAAGACCCGGCATCGCTTCAAAAGCGTGAGATAATCGCGGAAGCAAGGTCGCTTAATCCGGTCGATGCTGAGAACATGGCAACGTCCATTTATGAACTGTTTGTCAACAAGTCAAACATAAACATTTCCGGTTTCTCTAAGTACGTTACGGTTACAGCCTCTCCCCCCAGACAACTTGCTGAGTTGGATGACAGAGGATATACCCGGTACGTTTCCGAACTTGTTGTCACATCTAAATGAGAGGAGGTGATTAAATGGCAAAAAGCGCGACTGCTGAACAATTTCTCAACGACCTCGGTCCTGCGGAAATCACGTTCAATGGAGTAGTCTGGGGTAAGACCGTTACCAACCCAGAGGGTGGTACACACGGCGGGACCATCGTAAAGTACGATGCCTCTTTCGTGGATACCATGCGGGACGCCGAAGGTGCCAACGAGCATGACTCAATCTTCGTTGGTCAAAAATTCGGTGTAGAGGCAAACCTTGCCGGTATGTCTCTTACTCAGTTGAAAGACATGTTTCCGAATGCGAGTTTAACGGGGGCTGGTCCTTCCAAGAAACTCGTAATCGGGAACCCGGTCGGGAAGTCGATGCGTGCTAATGCGAAGGAGCTTCTCATTAAGCCCATCATTGACGGAGAACCTACCACGGACCAAACTCTGTGGATTAGATTCCGGCTGGCTTTCCCGGTAGCGGCTTTCGAGATTCCGTTTGACCTCGAAAACCAGAAGGTGACGAAGGTCACTTTCAAAATCTTCCACAACCTTACCACGGGCGTACTTGCAGAGTGGAGCCACTCTACCAGCGTCTAATCTATTGAATGGAGAAAACCATGTCTAAACCCAAGGCCAAAAGTGTAGTAGAAGAGTTCAAGAAAGCGGACGGTGTCTTCGATCTGGATGCACTTATCAAGCGCTCCAACGAGAACGTTGTCAAGGTCCAGCTTATGGGCCAGGAGTACACGCTCAAGAAAATGACCAAAAAGGTCATGGCTGACTTTAATCAGGTTGGCATTGAGCTCAAGCGCGTGGAACGCCTGCTGGAGGCTGACCCCGATAGCTATGAAGAAGACAAGATGTCTGCTCACGAGCTTGCCTCGAAGCAGATTCAAATCGTTCTCGGAACCCCGGACGGTATCTTCGATGAAGTGGATATCACCGATGTCAAGAAGATCCTCGAATTTGTCGTGGAGAAACTCGGACTGTCGGGGGAGTAACAAGGGAAGGCGCTCTGGTAGAGAGATTTTTCTTTATACTGAAAGAGCTTCCTTGGCTGGCGAACTTCCCAGAAGTAAGAGAACACGTAAAGTTGAATCTCGGTAGTGAGTTAGTCGTAGAGTTTCTGTACGCCATGGCAAAGAAGAATAAGGCTGAGCGTGAGCTTGAGTTTATGCACGCGGCCTGTACACCTCACCAGAAACAAGCGGCTATTGACTCTTCAATAGAGGCCCGAAAGAAAATGCTTGAGCCGGCCTTTGAAACTCTAGTCGCTCAGTCTAAGGAAGAAGTACAGAGGCAGAAGCAGAAACAGTATATTGAGAATATCCGAAACTTTAAGGAAATGGTAAGGAAGCACTGACATGGTCATATCGGCTGGCTCCATAGCGGTAAATGCCACACTCGGCATTACTTCGTTTACAGCAAATGCTGACAAGGTCATCGAGAAGGCGTTCCAAGTACAGGGAGCCATCGCGGGCATTGCTCAGAAAGCTGCGGCGGCTGGTCGTACCTTTACCATTCTGGCGGTGGGCGGTGTTCTCGCTGCAAAGCGTATCTCCTCAGCGTTTATAACGGCGGCATCTGACCTTGAAAACTACGAGACTGTTATCCTCAGCATGACTAAAAGTACTGAGGAGACAGCACGGTTCATAAAGGACCTGACACAGTATGCCGCTGCGACACCTTTTGAACTGAACGAGATAATCTCATCTGCGTCGGTTTTAACCGCGACATTTAAGGGTAACACGGACGAGATTCGGCGCTGGCTCCCAGCACTGGCCGACCTCGGGGCCATGGCGAAGTTGAGAAAAATCGACTTTGAAACCATGACTCTACAGTTCAACCGCATGATAACCCAAGGTGCGGGTGCGGTTGACCTGTTCCGTGACGCCGGTATTCTGTCTATGCTTGGCATTGATGCAAAGATAGATACCGACATAGTGAAGATGCGCGAGAAGATGTTCAAGGCTCTGACGGATGTAGAGGGTCCGTTCAAAGGTCTGGCTGAAAAACTTGCTCGTACGTTTTCAGGCATTATGTCTCAGATTGCAGACCAGTGGTTCATGCTCCGTACGGAGATAATGAACGACAGTGGGCTGTTTGATGATTTGAAGAGCGGTGCTCAGAAACTGCTTGGTGCCCTTGCTCAAAATCGTAGGGGCATTACAGAGTACATAAGCTCGCACAGGGAAATGGTAGAGACTGTGCTCATAGGCACTGCGGCGTTCCTTGGGCTGGCCTCTGCGCTTACTGCGCTCGGGTTTATTATCCCGCCCTTGGTTGTGAGCCTGTCTCTTCTGGCCTCTCCGCTTAATCTCATCAGTGCCCTTTTAACGACCATTATGGTGAAGATGGGAGTAACGGCTACTGTCGCTGGTCCGATGGGCATTGCCCTCACGGCGCTAGGCGTTGTGACCATAGGTCTTGTGTACTCCATCCGTGCGCTTAATAACAACATGGACGAGCTCGCAAAGTCTTTCCCGCATATAGCTTCTGCCGTGGGAGTTGTAAGCGACGCCTTTACCGGGTTGACCACTGTGGCGAAGAACTCTTCCTTGGCGTTGCTTTCTGCGCAGAGTACTGCTCTTGGATTCAGGAAGTCCTGGGCAATGGGTGCCCATGACCTGCGCGATGCGATGGGCCTTAACTGGGGGGACGATGACAAAAACTTCCAAGGCTATATGGCAAAGCTGGACAGCGATATAAATGCGACCAATGAGAAAATAATCAAGGGCGCGTTTGAGACCTCCAGCAAGGTCAATGAAACTTGGAAAAAGAGCTCCGAGGAAATTGATAAGAATAGCCCCTCATTCAGTGGCATACTTGGTAAGTCTGTATGGGAGCAGATTAAGAAGGACGCCGGGGGCGTAGTGGATTTCTTCAAGGAGAAATTTCCAGAAGTCCAGAAAATGATTAGCTCTGTACAGGGCGCGGATATAAAGCAGGTTGACTACAACGCGCTACTGGGTAACCCTGACTTCGAGAAGCCGGGGCTTAAGGTCGGCGCCGGTATGAAGAAGGGCGTGGACAAGGCCATCAAGGAACTGGAGCGTCTGCAGGAGCAGGGGCGCACGGTATTCGAGAACCTGTTCCCGGCGGAGGGGGTGATCGCGGATGTCACGGAGAAAATCCGCGCACTACACTCCATCGGCAAAGACTCCCCAGAAGCTATGTCCCGTATGCAGTCGTCCATTGCTGAATCGTTCAAGGGCACCAACAAGGAGTTGCTTGAGGCTGAGCAGCGGTTGGTTGCCATGGGCGGAGCCGCTGCGCTTGTCGGGGATGGGCTGCTTGCCATAAAGGACAGTGCTGCAATAGACGAAATCAGCCTACAGGCGCAACAGGCGCTTGAGACGTTTACGCTCTGGCCCACGGCTATCCGGGACTTCAACGAAAATCTTACGGAGGTTACGAAGACCGCGGCCACACTGGGCACCTCTATTGCAACAGAGGACATTGTACGGAGTGTCGAGGAACTGTCCAGCGCCTTGGGTGTCGATACCATTGCAGAGATTGAGCGACTTGAGGATGCCCTTGGCGACCTCGGGCCAGATGTGGCTAAGCTCTTTTCTGATATGAAGAAAAAGATTCAAGACGTTAAGGTGGAAAAGTTCAACGACCAGTTTCTGGAATTGACTCAGGCGGTATCCGGCCTCGGGCCAAAGTTCAAAACAATGGCTACGATTGCTGAGACTGCGTTCAAAGTTATTCGTGCTGCCCAAGCTGCGGCGTCTCTCGGATTCAGCGAGATACTGGCACTGGTCATCGAGATTATCAACGCCATGGGTATCCTCGGTGGCTCTTCCGAGAAAAGCATGTCTGACATGGATAAGTTCATGGACGACCTTGCTTCCACGGCTGAGGATGTCGCGGATAGAATGACCGAGGCCATTGTAGAGTTTGCGCGCACGGGTAAAGCGGAAATTGGTGACCTTGCTGACTACATCCTGTCAGAGTTCTTGCGTGCGGGTATCTCTAACTTGGTGGTGAACCCTGCTGTTGACTTTATCGGTGATTCGTTCTTTGCCAAGGGTGGAGCATTCTGGAAGGGTAACCTCATACCAGCGGCCAAGGGCCATGTCACCTCCGGTCCTGAATTATTCAAGTTCCGATCTGGTGAGATGGGTGTGCGCGGTGAAGCAGGTAATGAAGCAATCCTCCCACTCAGCAGAAAGAATGGTGTCCTGGGTGTACAGTCTACGGCTGGCCCCGCGCCCATTGTCAACATCTACAACAACGGACTTCCCGAAGGCTCTATCGATGTACAGCACCGGCAGTCCGATGGGCAGAATATTGTGGACATAATTTTGAACGTGGTCAATGTGGGTCTGATGGACGGCTCTCTCAACCTTGGTCTGAAAGGTATACGGTAATGTCAACAGCACCAATCACGATGCCGACTGACCTACAGGCGAAGATGAAAAACATCGGGTTTGGACACGAGGACGATCCAACCGTGGCGGTGTTTCAAACGGACACCGGGCCAAAGAAACTCCGTCAGCGTACAACCAAAGCGAGAGAAATCTACCACTGCCCTGTTCAGCTTACAGATGCAGAGATGGACGACTTGAAAGAGTTCTTCTACGAAACGGCCAAAGGCGGTACGAGTCCATTCAACTTCACGAATCCGCGCGACGGGGTGGAGGGGGTGTACCAGTTCCAGAATGGACGTCTTCCAACATATGTCAATGAGACGCCGGGGCCGTCCGGTTACAAGACCTATACGTTCAGTCTATCCCTTGAGAGGATTGCCTGATGCCAAGAGAATTCTCTACACAAACAACCCGTGACATGATGGGCTGGAGTGGCGGGGGTCTTTTGCTTTTCGCGCTTGAGATAAACCACCCACGCATGTCCGAGCCGATTCGCCTTGTAGACAATATTGAGGACATTCTCGTTCAGTCTGTACTATACAGCGCGTGCGACGTTCGGGTGTACAGGCCCGAAGAAGGGGAGAACAGTCGGTACACTGGGCGCATTGAAGTGGACAACACGGACCAGATACTCACTGAGTATGTTCGGTCGCTTACAGGGCAGTTCACGATCACCTTTCGTCTTGTGGCGCCGACCGACCTTGCCGCCTCTCCCCCAGAATTCGACACCATTGAGATGGGGCCGATTGTCATGAACTTGAAGAGTATCTCCATGAACTCTACCGTAGCCCGGCTTGAACTGGAGTACCGGAACCTTACAGGTGAGAAGTTCCCGAAGTTTGTATTTGACTCGGTAAACTTTCCGGGGGTTTCGTGAGACCTTGGTGGAATAAGTACGTCGGTCTTCCTTACCGTGCCCGTGGCAGAACAGACCAAGGTCTTGACTGCTACGGTCTTCTTATTAGGGTGTACCATAATGAGTTTGGGATTGAGCTATTCGATTACCTGCGTGATTCAGAGTCAACACCGGATGGGAAACTGTTTGAAGACGGCATGACTAGCGGCGTATGGATGCCCTCACCAAGAAAGCAAGAGGGCGATGTGGCGGTTTACTCTATGATGAATACTCCGTTTCATACTGTTATATTGATTCCGAGTGATCGTATGCTACACTGTACCGTAAGCTCGGGCGTTGTCGCAGAGCGGATATCTTCTGGTTGGTCCAGGAGATTGGTTGGAGTCTTTAGACATGTCCAAATGTGCCGCAACAAACCTTAATATTGTCTGCCCCGGTTTCTCTGAAACTGGTCGTACGATTCGCGTACCTTCGGGCCGGACCATCCAACAGCTTGTTGAGACTTACTGCGTGGGCAACTCCCCTGAATACGTGTGTGGCGTATCCATTAACGGGGTAACAAAAGATACCCAAGACTGTCTAGAATTAATTGCAGGACAAGAAGATAACGTTTCCATTGCCGTGGTTCCACAGGGTAACCCGCAAGGTGGTGTCAATAAAGAAACGATGAGGCTCCTGGGGGCTGTCGGGTTTGAACTGGCAGGCATCGCGGCACCCGGTCTACTGGGACTCGGTGGCATTCAGGCATATGCTGTCCGTGCTGGAATAAGCCTCCTTGGCATACTCGCAATCAATACCCTCATACCCAATATCGCAGAACCGGATGGCAGCAATGTAGACTACTCTGGTACGCGCAACGCTTTCCGACCGGGTAATCGCGTGCCCATTATCTATGGTCGTGTACAGTACGCTCCTCCGATGTGTGCCAAACCCTATACTGAGATTCGCGCTGGACGTCTATACCTAAAGACCCTGTACGCTCTCGGGTACCGGCCTGTGAAGGCGCACATTGACACCATGCGTATTGGTGACACAACGATACGAGAATACCCGTCCTGTAACTTCTCTGTACTCGATGGATACACCCGCGCCCGGTCTATCCGCGGTGGTGCTGGTCTTAGAATTTATAATGACTCAATGACCATAAGTGAGGAAGTAGTCAACGATGAGTTGAAGTTCCCCGGTAGTCTGGCAATAGAGTGGGGCCACTTTGTTCGTGGCACATTCCGGCACCATGAGGAAACGCTCATATACACCACCAAGGATGGGGTCACTGAATTCAGCCTCGACCTGACATTCCCGAACGGTCTTCATGGGCAGAGTGTTTCCCAGAATGCCAGCGTGCGTGTTGAGATTCAGTATCAGCTAGACATGGGCCTCGATGATGCCTCGCCCTTTTCGTGGACCAATGTGGTAAGCGATGACTTTACCACGTTTATGACGAACAGTACAAACGAGCTCAATGATGATAAAATCTTCTCGTGGATTGATGGGCTGCTCGATATAGTAGCGCTCAGCATAACCAGCTTCTCTGACTATCCTCAGAACGAACGCGCTGTATCCACGTCGGTAGCCGATTCAGCGGATGTCATGTGCGATGAGCTCATCGGCCTGTGCGCTACACTCTTGCTTGAGGAGACGCTTACCTCCCCCCAGACTGATACTCTTCTGCGGTGCAAGAATATGCTGAGCACCTTGAAACTCTTCACGCGCCAATGTCGTTCGGTTTATGAGTCTATCGGTACTGCTGGTATGACTGCCGGGTTCCTGACCCATTACTCCAATACGCTCTTTCGATTCAATGTGCTGCCCCCTCTTATGGACATTCAGCACATGCTCTATATGAACGTTCCCCTTACTGAGATAGAACAATCCAACGAGTACCGGGTGTTCACGGAACGTCGGCAAGCGCAGATAGATGTCTTTGGTTATATAAACTCTGGCGAGATTATCATAAGCAATGCGACAAAGCAGTCGCTTAAATACACGTTCAACGCCAAGGTTCCAAAGGGTCGTTACAGGGTTCGGGTGCGCAAGGCAACAGAGAACAGCACGATTGTCGATGGTGTACAGACTCAAACGCAGGGCTACGAAGACACTATCTTCGTTACGGCTTTTCGGTCTGTGCTTGAGGGAAGGCCCATAAACCCTGGAGTAATTAATGAGCTGTCTCTTCTTGAAATGGAAATCCCGATCACCGATATAGTCAATGGCTCTCTGAATGAGGTTTCACTTGTACTCGAAACACCGCTCAAGTATTCGGAGGATGGCGTCACGTGGCTTGACAGAGCTACGAATGATACTTCTGGTTACTCTGTTAGTCGTAACCCTGCTTGGGTGTACGTGGACATGCTCACTGGAAACGGCTGTGTGTCACCGACTACGCTGGATAAAATCGACCTACCGAAGATTTTTGAGTGGGCGGAATACTGCCGACTGAACAAGCTGTACTTTGACAAAGCTATTGACAATAACAACATGCTTGACAAAGCGCTGGATATGGTCTGTACAGTTGGCAAGGCCACCAAGACCATACGTGACGGGCTGTACTCCGTGGCGGTGGATATGCCGCAAGATACACTGAGCATGTTCATAACGCCCTACAACTCCCGTGACTTTAACATGACCAAGATAATGACGCCAATACCTGACGCCATTTCTGTGGAGTTTGTGAATCCGTCAAAGGATTGGTCAACAGATTACATTTATGTCTATAATGATGGGTACGGTCGTGCCGGGGATACTTCTCAGGTACTGCGCCGTTGCACGGCTGACCCGACCACGGGCAAGATAACACTGCCCTACAAGGTTCTCAATCTTGTAAGTGTGTACGACAATATAACTGAGAGCTACATTGGCCTCGGTATTATAAGCATGGTTCGCGGACGTGAAGAGACCACGCTGAATGTATCAGGCGGGTTCAGTAAGGACCGTGCTCGGTATACCGTGATTGCTGAGGTGCTGGCGCGTACCCCGCAAGTCATAGAGAACGTACAGTTTGACGGGATGACTGATGTACCAGAAGACCCATCGCATGAGTACTTCTCTGGTCAAGCTGAGAAAATGGGCCGATACCTTCTACGGGCCATGGTCCACCGGCCAGAAGTCTTCACGGTTGAAATGGACTATGAATCTCTCAAGGGTGAATTGGGGGACCGTGTAACACTTCAACATGACACAGTTTTGTGGGGTATTGGTTCGGGCCGAATCATTTCTGTAACCCGCTCCGGTCTAAATATTACCAGTATAACCGTGGACCAGAATGTTGACTTGGTCGATGGCACCTACGCAATTAAAGTTCGTAAGAGTGACGGTACGCTCTGGGGGCCGTTCACGGTAACCTACGACGATGCAACAAACCGGACGTTCACGCTCACGCAAGCAGAAGGCTCGCCCACGATTGGGTGGGGTGACCTGATAGTATGGGGTGAGCAGAAACTTGTCAGCGTTGATTGCATAATTCGCGAGGTTCATCCGCGCCGGTTCCTTGAGGCACAGGTTACTCTTGTCGAGGCATCCCCTCAAGTTCACGATGGTGACAGTGAACTCGTTGGAGAGTATGACCCTAACCTCACGTTTCCACGCCGCCCTGAACTGGTCAAGCCCCCCAGACCCCAAGTGACAAAAGTCGTTACTGATGAGTCAGCCATTGTTCGCGATGCGGATGGTTCCATCCGCCTCGGCATACTTATAGAGTACACCTTCTTAAGCCCGGTGACCTCTAACAATACTTTCAATCTCAGTGAGATAAACACTGTTGACGTTCAATATCGCGTTACCCCGAACCCCTCGGCCCAAGGTACAGATATGAGTGTGCCTTGGGTCTCTGGGGGGAAATTCGATTCGGCCACGGGTAACGTCCATCTCCTTGGCGTGGCGCAGTCGGGCACGTATGATGTTCGACTTCGCAGCATGACACACCGGGGCGTTCTTTCGGATTGGACAAATGAGATAGGTATCTATGTGACTGGTACGGCTACGCCTCCCGCGGATATCTCGGCACAGACGATAAAGGCTATTGGCAATGTAGTCTCGTGGCGGTACACGGCCCCGGTTGACTTTGCAGGGTTCAAGGTCCGTTATTCCATGGGACGCGTGATGTCCTGGGATGAACTAAAGCCTGCGCACAATGGCCTCATCGTAGAGTCCAATATCACGCTGAAAGAAGTGGTCGGTGGTATCTTTACCGTGGGCATTAAAGCCGTGGACACAAGCGGCAATGAAAGCACGACCCCGGCTATCGTACTGCTCAGCACCTTTGATGAGAAGATTGGTCACCCGGTGCTGCTGCTGATTGGTGGTCCCAATAACCCGACAGGAGTTCTCACAAAGTGGGGCGCGTTCGATGCCGATGGCATGACAGAAAACACGGGCACGGATTACATGGAGGACGATGGGCAGACTGCTGATAAAACTGTCCAGCGCATGTGGGCGATTCCCGGCCTGCCCATATTCTCCTCAACAGATATGAGCACGCTGGCGTTTGCTCGGCGCCGGAATGAATGCAGCGTCCAGATAAGCCGTGCGTTTACTGACTGGGTTACCGGGCTTGACCTGCCCTACTATGTCTCAATCTTCCCGGTGGTGGATGCTGACACGCCCTACTGGCAAGTACAGAAGAGAAATAACAACGCGGCACACTGGAGTGAAACTGACGAGGATTACTTGTTTGTTGACTCAGATGATGGCGAACACTGGAGCGATGAGGAAGGGTGGTCCGCTGTCACCGGCCCGGTACTGGTTCGCGTAGAAGATGACTGGGAGTTTCGCGTGTGGTTTCCAGAGCGCGATGAAACCTCGGGCAACCGTACCATTCTCAAGGAGTTGTACTATTACGAGCACTTTCCTGAAAAGTTGGACACGGCAAGAGCAATCACGGATTCACCGGGAGAATACGAGTTTGTCTTTGGTGTTGACTATACCGTAAAGTTCTCCAAGATAACTTCAATTGAACTGACCATAGTACAGAATGCGTCCTACCCTGATGTGCGGTATGCCCGTCTTGTTTCGGGCATGGCCCCCGGCTCATTCACTGTGCGCACGTACGACGATAGCAATGCCTACGTCCAAGGTGAAGTCATTGCAACTATACGAGGATTCTGATAATGTCTGACTTTCCAGATATCTCCGGGTGGGGTAATTCCACGACAGGAGCTCAGGCTATAGCGCATATACAGGCGTTCCTAGCGGCCACACTTCAAGTCCCGGGCGCACAGGCTTTTTCTGAGCTCACCATAAATACAGGAGTGGTGGTTTCCACGGGCTGCGCCCATACCGTGGATACAGAAGGCAACGCCTCCACGGATAATCTGGACAAGATTCAGGTCACGAATATGCGGGACGGTACAATCCTTGTGCTCCGACCAGAAAACATTGCCCGTGTCGTTACGGTGCGCCACATGCAGGGAGGGTCCGGCCAGATCTATCTCTCTGCGGCAGGTAACTTTTCAATGAGCATTGAAAACGCCGTCCTCGTGCTACAGTTGAAGGGCACCACATGGTACGAGCTCCTGCGCGTAAGTGGTGGCTCAATGAGCGGGGAGAATCAGCAGAGGTTCAATAGCAGTGGGACATTTACCGTGCCCACGGGCGTGACCAAGATATTCGTCAGCGGTGTCGGCGGTGGTGGTGGTGGCGCGGGAGGTGCCGGTAGCCAAGACGCAGACATCATTCTTTCAGCCGATGGGTCAGACGGCGTGGCGTCCACTATAACAGGCGGCATCTCGTTCAGTGCGGGTGGCGGCCTCGGTGGATACCACGCCGACTCCCCCCAGGGCGGTGAAGACCGTGAGCAGGGTGGTGGTCCTGGCCAGAATGCCTATGTCCAGTATGGTGGCTACGGTGGTGCCTCTGCCCCGAGTTCCATGGGAGTGCGCGGTCAAGGTGGGCATGGAGGACGCGGTGGTACCGGGGCCTCCGGTTCCTACCCCGGAGGCGGAGGGGGTGGCGGAGGCGGCTGCGGCGTGGCTATTCTGCGATCCGAATATTCTGTTACACCGGGAGCCAGCCTTACTGTTACAATAGGGTCGGGCGGTGCCGGTGGGAATGGAGGTTCTAACGGTTCGTCTGGTAGCAGTGGTGCCGCTGGCACTATACTGATAGAGTGGTAAGGAGATACCCATGGCATTCGAGAAACCCATGCCGCTGCCCTACGCATCCGGCGACAGAAAGCAACTCTCGCAAAAGGAGTTCTTGCTGGACGTATTGGATGACCATGCGCGCATTCATCAGACGATACTGAACATGGTGGATACTGACCCGGAGGATACCGGCATCATCCGGTTCGCGGGTCTGGGGGATTCCACGGCATTGGTTGAACAACAGACCGTTCCAAACATGACGGTCAAGTTCAACAAGGCGATGGGGTTTGTCAATAAAAACCCGTTCCTGATACCGTCTGTTACCAATAGCGCTACCCTCGTTGCACCAAGCGGTGACGACCGTATTGACTGTGTGGTCATCAACCCCGCCACGCTGGCCTACGAAGTCATTGGGGGCGTAGAAGATCCCTCCCCAGTTGCCCCGGCTGTAGACGAGGCGGTATACGCCAAGGTGGCTGAGATTCTCATGTATGTTGGCATGACCACAATAGTCACTGCCGATATTACGCCGATGCAAAATTTTTATGAGATGACCTTCCCGCCAAAGACTCCCGCACCCTATGGCACAATAGTCATACCGGGCGGGTACATGGTACCGTCAAATGATACTTCCCCGGCCACGGGCATTGAGACTGATAACTACGGGACCAATGTGCTGACCTATCAGGTGTTTCCGTTTGCTGACGCAAGTATCGCCATGTTCGAGTTTACGATACCGTATGACTTAGACAATACGGTGCCTGCCAAGTTCCAAGTCTGCTGGAGTGCGGATGATACAAGTGAAGACTCAGTAACCTTTGACTTCTTCATCATTCCCTCACCCGATGGAACCCTGCTTGATGATGACACGGCTACGGAGGCAGCAATCGTAACAGACGATAACGGCGGTAATGCTAATGAGAGAAGGATCACACCTCTATCTAATGACTTTGATATAACCGGTGACCCCGGCGATACTTGTGTCTGCAAATTGCAGTACTCGCCAGACTCTGGGTCAATCGGTAGCGATGTCAGAGTTCATTCTCTTTCGATTCGGTACACTAAACTTACAGGAGCCTGATAATGGCAACATGGTCTTCAAGCAACAACGCGTCGGTACTGACTCAGCGTCAGGCCCTCCTGGACGCCCGCCTTGCGCTCGCCAATGGTGGTAGTCTCAAACTGTACAGCGCGGCCAATGCCGTACTGGCCTCTTGCGCACTAAGTGCGACGGCCTTCGGTGCCGCGAATGGCTCCTGCATTGCCACGGCTAACGCTGTCTCCAATGATGCCTCCCCGACCACGGGCACGGCTGTCAGCTATGCCAAGATATTCAAGTCGGATGGAACCACGGAGGTAATGACTCTTACCGTGGGCCTTTCGGCAGCAGACGTCATCATCTCCGGTGCCACCCTCACTATCCCCAGTGGTGCCACAGTCGTTATCTCCAGCATAACCGTTCAGGGGTAACCCATGCTACGAGGCCGTGAACATCTGGGTAGAGTAGCCCCCGAGGATTTGGGCGATCTGCGTCTATCCCTTGAGGTTATAACACCTGAGACCCTTCTACCGGGTGAGGAGCCACTTGCTCCTGACCAGCGAAGAGTCACTGTTCACAGTAGGCCCATATGGCATGTAGGAGAAGACGGTGAACTGCATCCCATAGTCACAGATGTTTCCGAGTCCACGGAATTGGGCGGACGGATATGGAGGTCTGAGACCAATACCCTTAAGTTCAAGGTTAACGAGGAGGGTCGCTGTACCTACAAAGTTGGTCAGCACATCCTTAGAGCCAAACCTCTTAAACTTAACGTAGAGGCTACGGATGGAACCACGTCCGGCGATGTTGACCAAGTAGTCCCATCGGATACACTCGCTGATAAGGATAGAGTAGTTCAGCGGGGCAGTTTTTCCGGGGTACGCTTCGAGCATATCGTTGAGCAGGGTATGGTCAAGGAGATAGCTTGGCTGGACTCTATGCCGAGTGGCCTCACGGGTGCCCGGTGGTATGCGCTATCATACAGGTGGGACTCGGATACTCTTACGCCTACCATAAAAAGTGGTGACGTGGTCTGGAAAACTGCTAAGGGTAAGGTAGTACTGACTTGGCCCGCGCCTATTGTTGAGGATGCCAATGGTAGAGAGCTTAGAGCAAACTACCGCATAAGAGCAGCACAACCCAATGTTGTCACAGTGCTGGTCAACGCCGCTGACCTTCGCGGGGCGGCTTACCCGGTTGCGCTTGACCCATCGTCTACCACGGCCAGTGGAGCCGCCAAGGCCTCCGGTTCTCGGTGCTCTAATACTATCGTAAGTACACTACGAGAGTATGCCGATACCTTCATGCTTATTACGCTCCCTGATATGACCGGCAATACAGTGACCGCGGCTCGGCTAGAAGTCTGGGTTATAGACTGGGATAGTGGAACACTCAACGCAAGTATATATGCTTGTAAGAATGCCACGACATGGGATAACTCTTCAAATATAACGACGATGAATTCTGTCCGTACTAACATGGGTACGGTGGTTCTCACCAATCAAAACTCTTGGACTGTGTCTGCTTGGCGCAACCTTGACGTGTTCGGTGATTCTTCCAAGGGTGTGTCGAAGATATACACCGACAACATAAACCCAGGAGACTGTACTTTCTCTATACGCTGGCCGAGCTCAGCAAGAACCATAACGACTAAGTTGGGCACCGCCAAGGTAGGTGACTTTGATGCCGGTCCCTATCTGCAAGTTGCGCAGTATAATGACGCAACGCACTACCCGCGTGTCACGATAACCTACAGCACTGCGACCAACTTCACGGGTAACGTAGCGACCACTCCTCCAGAAGCTCTGACGGTTTCCGCTGCGGGTTCCTTCTACCTGCCCTTTACCGGGGCGGTTGCTGCCACTCCTGCTGAGGCCCTTACGGTCGCAGGTGCGGGTTCCTTCTACCTGCCCTTTACCGGGGCGGTTGCTGCCACTCCTGCTGAAACGCTATCCGTTGTGGGAGCAGGGTCGTTCTACCTGCCCTTTGCCGGGGCGGTTGCCGCCACTCCCCCAGAAGCCTTGACCGTTGTGGGAGCAGGGTCGTTCTTTATTGGGTTCAGCGGCGCTGTCGCTGCCAGCCCTGCGGAAGCTCTCGTAGTCGCTGGGGAGGGCGGGTTCTTTTTCGTAAGCGAGTTATTGTACCCGACAAGCGTAACTCAGCTTACTGAGAATGGGAACAACTGGACAGGATTGTCTGTAGGCAATGTGAACTCTGACAATGGGGTGTATGCTCGTTCCGATGTAGAGTTGTTTGAAACGAGCTGTACCCTTCGTGCGCTGTTCTCTCCCACTATACCGGCTGGCGCTATAATCCTCGGCATAGAGGCTTTCTATGAAGCCAAGGCCCAAAGTCCCGCTCAGTATACGGGCTACCTTACCCAGTTGGTCAAGGCTGGTCTACTGATAGGCGAGGATAAGCACGATGTTGGTATTGTCCCTACCGTGGATACCCTGTACACCAAGGGGTCACCCAGTGATATGTGGACAACAAGTCTGGTATGGAGTGACTTCTCTCCAGATAACGTAGGCTTTGACCTGCGGTTCTACAATACCGGCGTTGACTATGGGTTCATTTATATAGACTTTTGCGCCATGCGCATAACTTGGACGATGCCCGGTGAGTCAGGCACGCTCAGAAAGTTCCTACCCTTTTACCACTAGGTGATGACAATGGAAGAAGAAGACTTTTCTACAGAAGAGTTGAAGCAGATAATTGTTACGGTTTCCGAGCTTATAGACTCTGAACTAAAGCTCACAGGTGAGGAACACCGGAACATACGGGCCGCTCTATCAAAGGTGGGGCGGTTCATTGATACCGTGGGAGGGGCGTCGGCACAGACGCCTCGCAAAGGAAAGCGCGACGCGTAGTGGAGGAAAGTTATGCCGGATGGTTCTTTTTTCAACGAGACGCTATTGTCTCTTGCCGGAGTATTCACGATGATAGGGACGGCTTTTGTTGCTGCTCGAAAATCCGCTGAACAGGCAAACAAGACTGCGCAGGAGACCCTGACTCAAGTGGTCCTCATGCGTGAGACAATGAAGATCAAGGACGAAAGCAACGAAGCTCGATACAGCCGTATGGAGCGTGAGATTATCTCGCTTTCTCAAAAGCTGGATAGTCTCAAGCATGAGGTTGACCTTATGCGTGGCGCACTCGGAACTCGGAGAGAAGATGATCATGATGACACTGCGACTTTTTGACGGGTACGACCATACCTCGCCGGAACTCCGGCCCACAGTAGCCCGGCTCCAAGCCATTCTGCGCGCCAAACTGAATGACATGGACATTGATATCGACGGGTACTTCGGGCCGGGGACAGAAGAAGCCGTCATCAACTTTCAAAAGCAGTTCCGCGGTCGCTTGAAGCCCGATGGTATTGTTGGTGACAGGACATGGGCCATGCTGAATGATGAGGCACTTCCCACGGGCCGATATGCCACGAGCTATCACCCGGAGGACAGGTCTCTTTCAGAGCAGGATAAGATTGCGCGCAAATACTCTAACGTAGTCGATGAGTGCGCACGCAACGCATGTGTCTTGTCATCGGTTATCGTTGGCCTTATTTCCCGCGAGTCACACTGGGGGCTGCTGCTTCGTCCCCCAGGACCAACCGGAACGGGTGACTTTACACCGAGAAAAGGTTCCACGAAACCGCCCAAGGGCGAGGGGTATGGTCGTGGTCTCTGCCAGATTGACTTTAACTCGCACGAATTTGCGCGCACGGGAAACTGGCGGAACCCGAACGAGAACATACTCTATTGCGGCACAGTACTCCGTCAGAACCAAGGGCAGGTAAACGCCAAGTTTGGCACACTTGGCCCTGACCAGATTCTTCGTGCTACACTGGCTTCGTATAACTGTGGCTTCGGCAGAGTAAAGGAAGCATTAAGCAGTGGTAAAGATATAGACTACTTTACTGCTCATCGTGATTACAGTGCGGATGTGTTGTCACGCGCTGGTTGGTTCCAGAGCAAAGGCTGGTTATAAGGAGAAACCCATGGGAAGTTGGAAGACAAGCATAGGCGGCTTGGTCATCATTGCCATCGTGGCGATTGATTCTCTGGTCAAGCTGTACAAGGGAACACCCCTCGACTTTCAAGTCATAATCGGCTTGGTCACTGCGGGTGCAACCCTCATGTATGCCCGAGATAATACTGTCTCGGACCAAGAGGCCGGTGTCCGGCCGGAGACAAAACCATGAAGACGTTTATCGTGCTGCTGATTGCCACGGCCTTGTCGGGGTGCTTGACCACGCCCCCGGCCCTCGGTGGTAAGACAAAGTATTCCATGAAGTTCCAGGACACAGTTTCCGAGATACGAGATGAGACCGGTGTCATTACCAGCCCCGGTCAAGATACTCAGTTCATGGTGAACATTGCCGCCGCCGCGGGAGTGGATGTCAAGGATCTTGCGTCCATGCGGTACAAGGTGAACCCCGATGGGACCGTGGACATTGCCGTAGCGTCACAGCCAGCGGTCGATACTACGGCCCAAGCTCAGGCGCTTGTTCAGGCACATCAAACCACTATGGAAACCGTTAAAGCGCTTGCTCCTGTAATTGCAGATGTGGTCACACAATCCATACTGCTTCCCGGCGCTTCCACCGGGGCGGATGATGCGCCAGCCCCGCCACTCAAGCGTGAGGTAACCTTGAGCAGGGTTCTCACCGGACTGCAATCTTTGGGGGTCGGTATTACCGTAGAACAGGCGAACGCCCTCGCTGATATCTTGGGGGTCATTAGGCCCTGATGACATTTACAGGCGTGGCCTCGCCTGTAGATACAACTCGCCCCGCACGGTGCTCTTAGGTTTTCTCCTTCCGTGCGGGGCGTTTCTTATTCTTCACCGACCAGTATCGGCTTTCGCTGTGCCACTTGGACCCAACGGGGCTTGGCTCCGATGTTCCCGTTGTGGATGAACTGGGGGAGGCCAATCCCCAGATTCAAGAGCCTAAAGAACTGGCACGTCGGCTGCTGTATCAAATGCCCAAAGGGCAGCTTGAGAATCTTCGGGAGAAGTGGCGTCGCCCGTATCAGCATGACCTCGCTGTACTTGTTGGCGGGACGGTCGAAGCGTACCGCCAGAATCCCGGTGCCGTAGTTGACCGAATGCTCTACGAGCCATGGCAACTGGTTCCTCTCGAAGCGCAGGGTGATCGGGGCAGCGTAGTCAGGGCATGAGTGAATGACCTTCAACTCGATGAATGCTGACACGGGGTGCTGCTTCCCATCGTCTGCATCGGTGTACAACCCGGCGAAGTGTGTGTCCGGGGTTCCTGCTGCGACGCTGTTTTCGATTCGTGTCCAGTGGCCCTTTGCCAGTTTCTTGAGATTCTCGTAGAACGTCTTTTCCGTAGTGCTGCGAATGCTCATTTTGCTATCCTTCCGAGAAGTCTATCCACATCTTCACGCTTGTAATACTGCCCCGTATCGATAGGGAGCACATGGACCGCGGCCTGGAGGTCGTTAAATTCATAGTGCTTCTGGATATCGGCAAAGATGCCATAGGCTTGAAGCGGGGTTTCCAGACATTCCTTGTGAACGGCGATTGCCATGTCTGGCTTAATCATGGTCTTCTTACAAAGTCCACATTGCATGGGTGCATTCTCCTTTATCTTTTGGGTTACGCAGTTTTTACAGACGACAGTATTGTCCTCGCTAAGCTGCATCACGGCGAGGTTATCATCCCAGTAGGTCTGCTTGCATTGTCTACACTGAAACATTACATGTCATCCTCTACGGACAAGGGTTCAATGTGGATGGTCTTCTTCACGTGATTATGACCTTTAACAAAGTCTTCCTCTTCTTTTCTCATGTGCTTATCTTTAAGCCTGCTGGCAATCATGTCACATAGATGACTAAGATTGTCGTTCTCAAGGCCCTCGGGCATTTCCTCATAGGAAATGGATACGTCTTTCACGTCGAAGCTAAGGGCCTCATCCTTACCAAACTGTATAGACGCTGGCCCGAGGTTTCGCACGGGCGCGGGGTGATCAGTATAGTGGTGAGATATTCTGTCTCCGGCCTTGTCTACCTCTACAAGGATAGGCCCAAAATCTGTCATGTGCTCTACCTTTATGGTGCCAACATTGGAGAGCAGAATCGGTGGAAGACCCAAGCAGTCTCTGTTGATTTCTTCATCGTCCATTACTTGAACTCCTTCTGTGTCCACCAATTCGGGCCAATACCGGCCTCCATTGTAATGGGTACCTTTAAGATGTCACTGTACACACTGGTCATAACGTGGACAAGTTCGCGGTATGCCTCCTTCCCGGCCTTGGTTCTGGGGACTGATTGGTTCGCTTCGTCGTGAACGTAGCAGTGCGGGGTCAGGACCTCGTACACCCCAGATTCATGCGCTGCTGCCATGCCCTCCTTCATTACATCCGCCGCCGCGCCCTGAATCACTCTGTTACCGGCCTTGTAGGTGTAGGCGCGTTTGATTTGACGGTAGGCTAGGATCGCCTCTTCCTTGCTCAGGGCCGGGGGCCGCTTGTCAGACTTCCCGTAGAAGTTGGCGTCTTCCCAAAGTTCAAACCGGCTCTTGCGCCCTGCTATCGTGCGAACAAATCCGACCTTCTCTGCCCTCAGTGTAATCCGGCGCATAAGCTCACGGACAAAGGGCACTTCGTTATGATATGTCTTGAACATATCAATGCCCTCCTGCTTAGTTAGCCCTAGGTCGCTGGTTAGCTTAGACTCACCCATGGCGTAGGCCAGTCCGAAGTTTACCGCCTTGGCTTGCGGCCTGAGCAACCCGGTTAGGTTCATGACGAAGGCGTGGAAGTCTGTAGTTGGGTCAGTTATGTAGGCTTGCAGGGCCTCGTTTGCTTTGCTCAATCCGGTACGCGCCGCATAGTCTACGATGAGCCTGTACTCTATTTGGTTGTAATCGCTTGATCCCCAATCGCAACCCTTCTCGGGTATATAACAGGACCTCAGCATTTCTCCCATTTCAGGGTTCTTTTTACCCGGCTGATTCTGTATGTTCGGGTGGCTGGCGCTGTATCTCCCAGAAACCGTGCCCGTATCATCGGACTTCAACTGGTTGAGCTCTGCGTGGATGCGCCCCTTGTGCATGTGCTCGAAGATTGCATTCGTGAACTTCATCGCTGAGATGTCTTTTTTCAGCGTTATGACCATGTTCGCAGCGGTATTGCACATGGCGAGCAAGGCGTGCTCTGTAAATGTGGGGTTGCCCTTTTCAGTCTTGCCGTAGGGCACGCCCATATTATCGAACATCTTCTGGAGGCTCTTGGCTTTGCTTATCTCAACCTCGAACCCCGCCATCTTATTAAGGAGTTTGCTTGATTCGTCTGCCCTGTTTTGGAGGGCCGCGTGTGTCTTTTCAAGGCGCTTGGTATCAATGGGTATTCCGTTGACCCGGGTCTGTAGAAGTATAGGCCATTGCCGTCGTTCCAAGTCCATGACCCGTTCAAGCTCTTCGGCCTTGATGATCGGCAACTGCTCCATCGCAACTTTAAGCGTTACAATGGCATCCATCTCTGCATAGCCACCGATGCACTCAGGTGGCACTTGGTCTAGGTAATCCCACATGGTCTTATCTGTGACCTTCTTACCAAGGAACTCAGATACGAGAGAGGCCATGTGACCTTTGCACTTGCGGTACTGCGGTGGCAGGTACTTCTCGGCCAAGGACTCTAAATTAAAGAACCGCTTCTCTGAGTCGAGAAGCGGCTCCATTATCTGCACGTCAAGCGTGTTGTGGATATCGAAAGGGATCCCGTGGTGATGGAACCACTCAATGTCGTAAAGACCGTTGGCGTAGATCTTTGTTTGGTTACTACGACACAACTGTTTTCCAGCCCAGTCCCGTAGTTCTTCAAAAGAAAATACTCGCGTGTCAAAATATCCACTGTAGCCTTTGTCAGTGGCAATGGACACCCCGAGTATTCGACCCATGCCCTTAGCGCCGCCAGCCCCCAGACCTTGTCGTATGGAATCATCCATTGTCTCCGTGTCTATCGCAATGTACCTGCATCCGGCTGTACTGGGGAGTTTCTTGGGTGGTATCCAGTCGGGTATGAATCCATCGCCTTGTTCGCGGAGCTCGATCATCGTTCTTCCTCGCAGATCAAGCCACACAGTTCTAGAGCACGCTCAGACACTTCATCGGTTCGAGCTTGGTAATTATTCATCGCGAACATGCCCGTCCTGTGGCATATCTCAGGCATCATACCACGATTAAACTCTCGCTGGTACCACTTGTTATATTCGCCTATAAGTTCATTGACATTCATTGCGGATCTTTCCCATGACAGTTGAAGCAAAGGCCCGTATCATCGACGCAATCAACGTCTTCCCTGCACTCCTTGCACACGGGCTGCTCTTCCTCACATACGGGTTGACCCTCCTGCTTGCCATCGTAGGCGCAGGTAAAGCACTGCCCGTATTCATCGAGGCAGTGCTTTCGCTCATTGCATATGATGCACTCTTCACCATCGCAGCCTACCTCCATGAGCTTATTCTCTTTAATAAGCCTTTCGAGCATGGCATGGGACTTTACGAAGGCGTGGTTTAGTCGTTCTGGGTCCAATTCAGAAAATTCTGCGGACCAAACGTTCAAGAAAGTATTGACGTCACGGGCGCGGCCCTGAAACTTGTGCTTACCATGCTTGTTCGTGTACCAGAATTCCCGAAACTCCTGGTAAACCTGCTCAATTTCAAACTTATCGCTTTCCATGAGTTAGCCCTTCATTTTTCAGCCATGGTTAGGTATGGCAAAACGCCATTAAAACTAGCCCCATGGTACAGGGTACCATGGGGCATTTCAATAGGCTATTTCAGGAGGTATGGACCGGTCCGTCATCCTGTGCAACGGGCCTTTGACCCATCCTGTGACGCTCGATGTACTCAAGAATAGAAGTGACCGCTATTCCTACGAGACAATCGGGAACATTTTCCTCTGTATACATCGCCATGTATGACATAATGGCAGAGAAAACGTCTTTCTTTGTCTCAAGGTCTATTATGTCATCAGCTTTGTACCTGATTGAAATTCTCTCATGACCCATTAATTTTGCAGGAAGTCTGGCCCCGAACGGCTCAGTGTATTCCAACCCGGCCTCATTGAATATATCGATGAGGTGCTCCATGTTTGGTTCGTGGAAGTTCAGCATCATACGCCTAAAGATACTCTCGAATCTGTTGTACTTGGGCTTGGATAGGTCGCCAATTTGCCCATAGCGAATGCTGCCCATGATTAGGCGGTTGCGCGCAAGTTGCATGAACTCGCGAACAATGGCGTTATATCCCTCGGTAATCTTGCTCTGGTCCCCAAGTATCGCCTTACAACGGTCCTCGAACTCTGGTATACGCTGTGTCTGGATCAATTCAGGGAGGGGCTTTGTGTCAAACTTGGACAACCCGAACCGGTTCAACAGTCGTGTCTGCATAATGCTGCGCCATGTCTTGCCGTTCGGGTCTCCATCGATCCCAATCTCCACGGGCTCATTCATCTGTAGAACTCTCCCGTGTTTCCGAAAGCGTACACCGGGGGCGGCTCGCCGTTCGAGGTACATATGAACTTTTGCCCAAGGGACTGGCAGTCTTTAGCAAACTGCATCTGGCTACTTGTGTACCCTACGTGCGTCAAGAGGTCCATAAAATCCGAGTGCTTATTCGCGTAGTACACCCATGCCCTGTGGTGCATGGGATAGAGTGAGCGGTTCCCGTAATTGAACCGCTCTTCCCAACAGAGAATAAGCAAGTCCAGAGAGTCAAGCAGTTTCACCACCCTCTTGTCGAACTCGGTTATACAGGCATACTCATCCACGTAAGGGAACCCGATAGTGCGGAGAAACGTTTCCTCCAAACACGACACATCATTCGGGTAAGTTTTCGTGAGCTTGTTTTTCATCGGTGCCGGTATGTCGCCTGTAACACACTCAGCGAGGTCGTGTAAGAGTATGGCCTCCATTACCTTCTGGTCAAGGCCAATCGTACCCTTTGCCAGTTGCCAGTAGAGCAACAGCACGCGGAACGAATGCTCGCCTACCGTGTTCTCCCGGCTGAGGTGATACGTATGACACCGACGAACCCCGGCCCCGCGAAACAGGAGGCCCGTAACCTTGGACAGCGCGTTCTCTACATAGCTCATCGCACTGCCCTTTTGTCCGTAACATCGCACCACTGGAGGGCAGCGGCCAGCCAGTCAATCTTCTCATCGAAGTTGGTGGATGTTGTCGTATGCCCGAACCACTCATCGGATTTCTCGCCGGAATACTTTCGCATCTTGCGAGACATCCAGACAATGTGCAAGGGCAGCGCGACTTTGTAAAAGAACGGCTGCTTGAAGAGAGT